GATTAAAGAGAATGGGACGATATTGTTTAACATCTCCATTTTTATCATTCGTGATGGGTAATTGAGACAGAATCGCATTACGAGGATTATCAAATTCTGCACCCTTTTCACCACCTACATAGAGTCGCATCGTTTTATAGTTAACAACTGTGCCATTACTGGGATGAATCGTGGAGGTAACCTTATCAATCTTAGGAGACTCTGGACTGTGTTCATATTCAATGAGGAAATCTACTGTATTGTCTTTTGCAGGTTTCCATTTGAATTGTTGATTAAATCGCACCCCTGCTTTATCTGGAATGGGTTCACTATTGCTGGTCAGAATCAGGCCGTCTGTATGATAAATTCGTGAACTGTCCAAAATAGAAGCACATCCTCGTTTAAAGATGGAATCGTTATTCGCAGATGCAAACGAAAACCGCTTTAATGCAATCATTAAACGACTTGCATCGGTTACACCTTTGGCAATGACTTCTACTCCATCTTGCCAGCGATCAAACCATTCTTTCATTTTGTTGTATCGTGATACTGCTCCAGTATCTAGCAGACCTTCATTGAATGCAACAAAGGGGGCTTTGGAAATTTGTTCATTGTTATAATGATAAATATCAAAGATCAAATAATGATGAATTGGTTTACCATCTTTTGTCACAGTCACCCATTCACCGTCCACAATACTTTGCGCACATTTCGGATTTTTGAGTCCAGTACGATAAACATTCAAACTTTGATCGATAAGATAGAGTTCTCCAGTATGATCTACAAATCCCATTGCACGCAATCCATCGGCTTTGTCTGTCACATTGTATCCACTGCGAATATTTGGGATACCGTCCACAATATCCTTGGTCATATTTTGAACTTGCATGGTTACTGGGCCAACACCACGGAAACGATCGCTACCTGTGATTTGCAGGTACTCCGTTCGAACCGTTTGTGCAACAGAATTGCGAATGAGTAGGGAATTCTTTTGAATCGCGCGCTGAACCTCTCCTACACCGCTAATGAGTGCCTTTAGTGCCTTTTCAGGAGTATCCGTATATTCGGTGTCATGTAACAATTCCACTTCCACCTCATAGCGTGATAACTCTTGCAATACATTTCGCTGTAGAAAGCTGGTGGACCATTGATATTCACCGCTTCCTGGCACATTCGGTGTTTGACGTACAACGGACATATCCACACGAATACCTTTACCCTTGAAGCTCCAACGACGAATAAGTCGGAAGGCCTTTTTTTGAGTATTCCATTTAGCCATCATTTCTTTAATGCGAGGATCATCACTACTTAGTTCTTCTTCGCGACGTATTTTAAAACGGATATCGTATTCACGAAGATCAATATTGCTGTCAGGAAATGCTCGGTCCTTAATCATGGCAGTAAATGTTTTATGTTGCAACGTATCATCTTTACAGTATGTCTGCAATACACCTAACCCTTGAAGTGATAAACGAATATGATTCGGAGTGATAATGTTTAAATAATCCTCCTGAGGAAGAACCTCAAACCCTTTTGAACGAAGACGCTGTGCAATTTGTAGAAAGGTATTGGAATCTACCACGCCATTTAAGCCAAAGCTTGTTTCTACTTCGTACTTGGAGTCCCGCGACCAGTCCTGTATAAAGGTACTAATACCCTTATGTTGTTCGGCGGTCAGGTCCATTCTATATTATACTTGGATGATTTATCTTATAGGAAACGCTTCATCAATTTTATAAGGATTGGTACCTGATTTCTTTTCCTTTATGTAGTGCAGTTATCGGCGTACAATTTGATAGGATACAGTATCTGTACGAAAGATTGATTTAATACGTTGAATCGCATTTACTGCATTAAATGACGGTGAGCAGCAGAAAATATCAATATAACATGAATTATGTTCAGGGTAGGTGTGAATCGTAAAATGACTTTCAGACAAGACATAGGCATAGGTGTATCCGTGCGGTGTAAACTGGTGTCCTGTTTCGGATACAACGGTAAGATGCAACTCTTGCACAATTTGCTGAAGAAGTCCCTGACCTCTTGAAAGAAACGTGAGCAAGGATACATCCACATCGTATAAATTTAGTAACAAATGTGTCCCTACCGAAGTACCTACTGCCATTACATGGGGAGCGCTCATTAAAAAATAGTACTATAGAGTTGTTTAGACCGTCTCTACTCTATGCCCATGAAGTAAATAACTTCATTGCATTTGCGCGTCCAAGACGAAGTGCGAGCACCTCTTTCAGGTGTTTTTTATCGGTTTCCTGCCATCCAGGCATGGCGGATAATTTCTCTACGAGTTCTGTTTTTGTTCCATCGACTTCATGCCATTGAATGATCCATGCTTTCTGTTCCATGGACGCTAACCATTCTCCTACAAGAGGATGAAGAAGGGTATTCTCTTCTGAAATGGCTACCCATCGTCCCCTGTAATCTGCGACCCAGACAGGATAATCTCGCGTCCAATTACTAGGATCCGACGAAAAGATGATTTCGCCTTTTACTTCCGTGCTTTTTTCATCAGTTCCTGTTTTTCCTTCTTCAATTGCATCTTGCACCGTTTCTTTTACTAGAATAAATTGTAGTTGATTCATATGTGCTAAACCATGATAGAGATCCAAATAGTCTTTATCTTGAAAGGCGGAACCATTGTATGCTGCCCCAATCAAATCATAAATCTTCTTTCGCTTTCGTGACAGCGACGTATTTTTCAGATTATCGGTTTGTTCCTGCAGTTTGGTACTAAGGTCAATAATATGTTGCGTACGTATATTTTGTGGCAACAATGAATAATATCCTGGATCTGCAATACATGCCATAACACTTAAGATACTGGCAGGTGTCAGATTGGTAGCTGCATATCCAATAAGACCCATAAAATCAGAGGATACACCATGTTCTTCCTTTAATGGTACATTTACACCATCAATTGACGGCAATACAGACGAACGATTGGGATTATGTTGTGAATAGGCTTGTAATTCATGGTAGGATACGTTTTGATATTTTTTTGCAGGAGTAGTCATGTAAGTATATCTTATAAAATGTGATGGTATGAATCAATTTTATAAGATAAATAAGATGATAATTTATATATCATCGTCTTGGTAGGTTTCATTTTGTTGACGAATTGTTTCAAGCTCTTTTAACCGATTGGCATCTTCCTGTCGTGTCTTCAAACAAAATGTTAAATATTCTTTAATCATGGTGATCGTTTCTTCAGACAGTGCCGATAAATCAAAAAAAATACCATTGGAATTCTCCGTATAGTTTTCCTTTGTTTTACGTATAATTCTAAAGACTTCCTCTTGTTCAGATTGTACAAGAAGTTTTATGGTATCAAATATTTTTTTACGGTCCTCGTAGGCTACCATTCCTGTTATTCCGTATAGAGGATGTTCCATTATAGATTACGCAGTGGAGGGCCTGACGGCCCCCCACACCCCCACACCCATAACCCCACACCTCACACCTCACACCTCACACCTCACACCCTTTAGACTTCATCTTCTGACTGTGGTTCATCTTCATCTTCTGACTCTGACTCTGGTTCTGGTTCTGGTTCTGGTTCTGATTCGGGTGCTGGTTCTGCTTCTGACTCAGACTCGGACTCCGATTTAGACTCCGTTTCTTGCACTTTCTTCTGTTCGGATGAAATAAATAGACCGCTTGCAAGGATAAAATCATCATGAATTGCAAATTTTGACCGTTTTAGTTCAATGTTAACCATGTCTCCAATTTGGATGGAATCGTATTCTTCATTTCCAAGATGCAAATCGCGCGGCACTTGAATACGAATTGCATTCTTATAATTAATGTAAAGACCCATCTTATTTTTACGAATGACTTCACCAATGATTTGTACACCATCGGCGGGATACACGATATTACCTTCGAGTTTTACATAATAGATAACGTCGCCTGTAAAACGTGCAGACTCAAAATATCCCATTGACCTAGAAAGAAGTTTAATGGAGCCGGGAAGAACAAAACCTTGTTCTGAACATTTATTTTCCATGATTTCTTTGGATTTTTTAATCAGTAAGTCTTCAAGTGGCTGTGTTTTTACTTCATTTAGTTCCTTTGGAGTCAGACTAATTTTTCTTTCAAAGAATGCAGTTGATTCCATTTCCTCTGTGTAGTCTTACTCTTTTGTCTTTAGCTTGTCTCAATTTTATTTATTATTTCATTTATTGCTTGGATTTAATGTTTTAATCTAAAAACACCTTTATATCCTCTATAATATGCATTGACGCTACGAAAAAACCATTGTTTTTGTTCCAGCTGTTCTTCATTCAAAAAACGAAGAAGCAGATTAAGAAGCACACATGCACGTGTTGAATTTCTAATGCGTCGTATATCCGTAATTGCTTCACGATGTAAATCAAAATCAGATTTATCAGCACGTTTTAATACATCTCCAATTTGTATCAGATACATAATATGCCCAGTCATTGTACTAACATTTCCACATTCCTTGCCGCGCCCTATTTTACCTCCAACTTCAGGAGGTACGTCTGATTTGAATACAACACCTCCATTTTTAGGAACAATAAATCCATAGGGTTGCCCCGTTGTTTTCTGATTTAATACAAAGGAACGTATAGGCTCCATTTTATCTCGTCGAACCGCATCTATTACCGATGTACCGCATACATTTCCCTGCTCACATAAATAGTGTAGATCTCCTGTTTTTGGATCAATAAAACGATTGATTACTGTTTTACCAAATATATATTGATTTTCCTTAATACACTCTAATACATTGGCTCCAGTAGAATAGATGAGATTCTTTTGCTCATCAATAGATAACCATTCATCCCAAAAGTAAAACAGAATGGCACGACGAAGTGCTTCAGGATTTTTATTGGTAGACTTTTGAAAAGAAGTGTGTAGCCATTCAATCATTTCCAGAATTTGATAATATACACCTGATTGTTCCTTATCATCATGTGATATATCAATGATACGTTGCTCTATTTCATCTGGAGGTTTAATGTACGTAGCACTTTCTGATAATCGTTGAACCCATTTTTCGATGGCTGTCCATATTTGTTCAATAGAATAGGTTGTGTGTTTTATTTCTGTTTTTTCTTCTACCACTTCCTCTTCTTCGTACTCCATTGGTATATATTTATCTCTCTTAACAGGAAATTTAGCCACGCGAATTGCCAATGGAATGGTTAAATCCATATAGACATTTGGCTGAAAGATATAATATCCATTACAATATCGTATGTAGCCCGATCTATCGCCATGTTTCACTTGAAATGTTTTATTATTCACAATATCCGATAACAAATCAACTGCTGCCAATCGTGGTATATCCGCAAACATATTCCATAAATCTTCAGATTGATAAAAGGTTTGCTGTGAAAATAGTGCACGAATCCTATCTTTCATTTGCTGTATACGCCATCTGGACGAGAATTCATCATAAGTAGAATCATCTATCTCTTTCAATTCAATGGTTGGTTTGCATTTGTATTCGCATGTTTCAATCCAATCACATACCGCTGTAAATGGCATATCATTAATGGATACTTCTTCACGTACTTGACGTTGTGCATCCATTTGAACTACTGTATCTTGCCCCTTAATAATAATGGCATCCCTGTTGAGATTGCAATCAATGGCTGACTGTTTCATAATTCGTGTCACATTTCCAATTAAAACTGCTTTTTTAAATCCAATCCGATAACTGTATAAATCTGCAGTTTCACGAGTTAGAGCAGTAGGTGAAGTTGGAGGTAAAATAGCTGTATAGAGATATACTGTATTATTTCGCTTTTCAACTGGCAGTGCGCAATGTGATAAAAACCGAATAGCACGACCCAAGATT